GGCTACCCGGCGCGCCAATAAGCGGAATGTTGCTTCAGGAATGATTACGTCGTACCACTCCATGCCCAATTCAGAGGGATTAGGTGCCGTATAGTAGCCCTTGTAAAGCATCTGCCTGGATACTTCATCGAGCATCAGTTTGGATCTCTCCAAGCACTGGGCTACAGTGGGTTTAGTTACAGTGAGTTCCATGATGTACTTTCAAAAGTAATAGTTTCTAGTTTCAGATATCCGACGGTTCAAGGCGCTCGCGTGTCACCACCGTGGCCCAGTTTGCCAGTGTGAAGGACACGCTGCCATCAGGGTTCCACCATGCGATCTTGTTACCATGCAAAGTAACCACCTCGCCATCGGTGAAGGTGCGCTTGCCTCTGGCGGTCTGGCGCTTCGCGAATGCGAGCGCGATCTTATTGGACTCCTTATTGGGCATGTTATCTGTTCCCTGTGTTGTGAAATAGTTCGCGGCACATTTCGTTGAAGGCGTATTCGCTCATCAGTGCGAGTGCCTCATCGTTCGGCAGTTTCGAGCGGCCATAGAGCGTGCGGATATGGCGCGATGCACGCTGTGTGACGGAGATCGTTCCGTTGATGCAGCGCAGTTGCCATAGCTCGGTGTCAATGCTGAGCATTGTTACTTTCCAAAGTTAGATGATGTTATGTGGTGAGCGAGAGCTCGGAGTTGTGCTCCGAGATCCATCGCCCAGGGTTGATCGAGTTCTTGTGCTGTGCGCTCGATGGCACGCGCAGCTTCACGCAGCGTGGCGGCGATCACTTTGCGTGCCATCCATTGGCGGAACACTAGACAGGTAGACGCTTGAAGGTGCGGATTATCGAGTCCGAGTTGGTATTCTGCACTCGAAAGGCAGGGCACTCGCCACGCTTCTCGCGGTAGGCGTTAACGAAGACTGCGGCATCGCAGTCCTCTTCGAGGTACACGCGATCGTGCTTCATGTATGAGTAGCGCGTGAAGTCAGCGAGCTTGAGCCCAAGCTCCTGAAGATCGGCAACGGGAACTTCGATCCAGCCATGGCCGGGGTCTGTGTGGTAGATATAGGTGGTCATAAGTTACTCCATGAAGTTATGTTTGACACGTTGAACCATAAGTCCATCGCCACAATAGAGACACGCTGCGCGAACGTTTGGGTAATCCACTGAGCATATCATTACAAAAAAGTTTATCGCCCTTTCTCTATTTGATTGAGTAACGAAAAGATTGTCTTCGAACCTTCCAGTCACCCAACCACGGCGATGGATCAGGTACTCGACCCGCCAGCTATCGGAGTGTGTTGACGCAGGTTTCATAGCTGTGCGCCAGTTGGCAGTCGCTCATGGCGTTACTTGCGAGAGTAACCCACGCGCAGAGGGCGGCGATGAGTATGGCATGGAGGATGAAGCCTACGATGATAGTGGCGCGCATGTTACTCCTCCAAGTAGTTGAGTTGATCTTCGATATCCTTGCGCAGCATGGGCTTGGCGGCGTGCTTCGCCATGCGAACGAACTCGCGGCGATGCTTGCCCGGTGCAGGACCGCAGCACGGGCAGGTCAACCCGCCCGGACCAAAGCGATGCGAGATGAACTTCTTCTCGATGTCCATTATGACCTCATGATGTTATGGTGTTACAGGTTGGACGGGTCGACTTGCTGATCCGCCAGCACGACGGCGACCTCATAAGACTTGCGCGCCTTGAATAGCTTGGCGGCTTTCTCTTGGGCATCAAAGGATCGCAGCGCCTGAACCGTCATGCGCTTGCCCTTATAGAAGCACTCATAGTTGAACATGTTACCTCCTAAAGTAATGGTTACTTGGTGAAGTAATCCCGCCCGTGACATAGGTTGGAACTACATCACGGGCGGGAACACCACCGGGTTACTGATGCGGTGGTGTTATGGTGTTACGATGCCGGGAGAAGGGCGGGCATGTCGGCAGGGTTCACGTAGATTGTAGCGTGCGATGGCTTGCCACAAAAGAACCCATGCTTGACGACGACAACACCGGGCGGGATCGGGAGCTTCGCCCCTTCGCCGGGATTGGCCCACGGTGCCATCATGTTATACTTGGACATATCGCCAACCCGCTTACCCTGCAAAGTAAGGGCGGTATACTCGGAACGTGAACCGCCATCCCAATTGAGGCCGCGCGTAGTGACGTTCTCGCTCGCCTCAATCCAGACGGTGCGGCGACGATAGCCCACGGCAGACAGGATGACTTTGAACTCCTTCGCATCGCGATTGATGTAGGACATGATGTTACCTCCTAAAGTAATGTTATGGTGATGAGGTGAGCGCCACCTACTGCCTGCCGTGATCCGTTAGGGTACGTGCCTGCCTTCGCTTGACGCTCGCCTCACCACCACACCATGTAATGATGTGATGATGTGGCGGTTACTTGGTGAAGTTACCGATACCCGTCATAACGGGCGGCATAGTCAGCATCCGCCTCATCCGACAGGCGCATGTCCTGCTGCATCTGAGCGATGGACCCCGGCACAATCCACACACACTCATTCTTCTCGGGAAGCATCAGGCCGTGGTGATCAAAGCAGCATATGAAATGCGGGTGAGCATCGACCGTCTTGAAGTATGACACGTGATACATGCTAGTCCTCCTATTGTTGAGCCGGATACTTCGCAAAGTAACCGGGTCACCACTAGGTGCAGGTGGGGGTTATCCCCCACCTGCTATGATGTTATGATTAGATGCGACCGAGTGTCTTGAGGAACTTGATGGCTTCGGCAGCTTTCTTGTCTTCCTTGGTGAGCGGCGGCAGCTCACCACCCAATTCCTTGATTGCATCGGCAATCCCGTGGATGGCGGCCTCGATACCGGCAGAAGGGAGCTCATCGTGACGCTTATTCATGCGCTTGTAGTCTTCGATGAGCTTATCAATGAGGCCCTTCTCATCCTTCTCAGGCTTGCGGATGAGGTGATCGATCTCATCATTGGTGAGCGGGTCATTGGGCTGAGCAAGCTGCGCCCGCGCGGCGTCAACAAAGCAATCGAACGTGGGCTTGAGCTTGACGTCACCCCCGACAGCGGCGGCACGGATGTCAGTTACCCGGTCAAGTAACTCCGGGCCGTCAACCTTGGGCAGGAGCCCAAGCTTGATCAACTGCATATTCTTGGACGTGTTGGCCTTGACGGAGCCCTTGTCCTCATCGCCCTGCGCCATCGTGTTGCGCTGGATGGCGTAGCTACGGCCAGCCAAATACTGCTCATAGGTCGCGGCGGCATCGGCTTCGCCGATGATACCGTCAAAGGCGGCACGCGTGATGGCGAGCGCCATGCGCGGCTTGGCGAGTGCAGACGCCACACTGTCGCGCCCGAGTTCACGGATGCGATCATTAAAATCCTTCAGCATGGGCGCAATGTTCGAGGTGGAGGTGGAGGTGGCGGTCATAGGTATCTCCTAGGGTTTGGTGTTACTTTGGTGAGTAATGCAACCACTCAACTTATTGGGGCAGGTTGTATAGTAGTACAACCTGCTACTCAAAGCTGAGTGGTTGTATAGTTCGACGGTTTTATGGTGTTATAGCATTGGCAATGTACACAACTTTACATTTATTTGCCAATGATATCAAGGACTTAGCGTATATGTTAATTGTTATATTAACATATACGGGGTTTGGAGTAACGGACCAACGGCGCATGGCACCGTCGGTCCGGACCCGTCTACTCGCTAATGTTATATTTTTTTTTATTTAACATTTAACATATACAAACCGCTTTGGCTGGCGGCTGAAACTAGACGCCGCGTCAAGAATGGCGCGGTCTGAGGGTAAGGCCGGAAGTTCCGCTCATGGTGGCGGCGATACCCGCGCGAATAAGGGTGGCGGGCTTGACGGCACGATAGACCGTCTTACGCGCCTTGCGCGTCACCTCAACACGTTTCACCATCTCAAGATCATAGGACGGCACGGGCGGCTTGCGCGTCATATAGCAGGCTTTTGTGCCTTCCATGCTGACAGCAAGAACGGCTTGCGTCTTGGCGCGCTCAACTTTTGGTGCCATTGCACGATTTGCCATTGTTACGTTTCTTTCATGTTATGTTACTCTCCAAAGTAACCAAGCGGTAACCTTGGAGAGTAACATGGACGTGCCCTGTTCACGTCCGTAGAAAGAAGGGAAGGTTGATGTTTGGCCCTATAGATTGCCTTGCTATCGGCAATCTAAGTATCCAGTCACGCCGCTTTCAGATTGTTACATACCAATACCCTATGGTTACCATCATGGCCGGGCTATCGCTCCGACTAGGACACAAGGGATCATGATATGCTCCGCACTGGAACAGCATGACCTTTCTTTATCCCGATCCGCCCGCGTGCGCCTTGTGGAGGGGTCGCACCGTGAACCAGTATGTCAATCAGCAGGTAGGTCTCTGACACCTACACATAAGATGCGGGGAGTTACTCGGCGAAGTAGGGCCGGGCCGGGGGTACCCCCCACCCCCAACTGGCCAGGGGGGGCGGCCCCACCCCTCGCGGTTTTGGGGGTACCTTAAAAACACGCAGCCTACAAAAACGACATTGTAACACTTTAACAATATTGCAACAAAAAACCGCTGCACGATATGCACAGCGGTTCTGTTCGTGTAGGGGTGAAAACAGGGGTGAAAACATGCAAAGTTACATAGAACTTGCTAAACGCCCAAACCGTTACTACCCTGGCGTTCTATTGCGGGAGCCGAAATGAAGCGTATCTATGAGCCGGAAGACTTTCTGGACACGCTCGATCGAATGATCGATCTCAGCCTCAACCTTCTCGAGGATGCAGACACGCTTGAGGAAGATATCGCCGAAGAGATCACCGAAGATCTCTATCGCCTGCGCGATCTTCACCAGCGCATCCGCTTGCAGTTTGGAATGGAAACGGTGACGTGGAACTAGGTCCACGCTCCTGACGGAATCGGAGCCCGCTCGCGCCTGCGTGGCGAATTGAGCTTTGATGCAATCATATCGGTCATGCCCCCGTGCGTGGCGACACAGGCGTACTGAAGCGCGTCTATGATATGGCTGAAGGAGTTCTTCTCCGGCAGTGCCTTGCGCACACCCCCGCGCGTCTTGCCATAGCGATAGCCACCATTGAGCGCCCTCACCACGGTCGGGCAGCGTGAGCCATCGATAAGCATCGCCGGTCCACCGTCGCGCTGCCCCAGCAGCCACGACTCGACTGCGTTGATGCGCTTGTCGACATCGTTGGTGGGAGCCGGATACGCCTTGAAGCCATGGCGCTTGACCATGTCGAAGGATGTCTCCTCGTAGAGCGTCGAACGCTGCTTGCCTGCCGGATCGCCGACGATCACCACTGCCTTGCCAAGGTAGCGCTCCTGAAGCAGTGCAGGGCGAATCGCGCGCTGAAGCTGGAGCTCGAGACCGATGTCCTCGGCGATAATCTCCTCCAGCACCAGAAGCCGTCCACGGTGGTCGGGCTGACAGATGATCGCACAAGGATCACGTCCGAAGTCGAGTCCCACCACAAGCGGGTAGGTTGACACGGGTTCCACCTCGTCGAACACATGGAAGTGCGATGAGAAGCTCTCGCGGAACACGGCGGTGCCGGAGGGATCGTCGCCGAACATTGCATGGACGTATCGCTTGCACCACGAGTCGCTGTTGGAGCGGATGAAGCGCTCGTAATAGGATCGCCCCTGCGCCCGCCGGTCGGGGTGTTCAGGGGGCAGCTTCAGTGTCTCTGGAGTCTGCGTCAGCCACTCGAGGTTTTCAGCGTCGTCGGACATGCCACCGGGTTGAATGAAGATCTGCGCGTCGGGTGGAGGCTCCACCATGTAATGGTACCAGTCCGAACCCTCCTCGGGCATGTTGGTGTCGGCAACGAGTCCGAAGAACGTCGGTGCGCCCTTGCTGCCAGACGGATAACGTCCAAGACGGCCAGCCAGTGGCGACATGATTGCGATGGGCATCTCGATGGCTTCCGACATCCATGCCATGGTGAGCTGCATGGAGAGCAACCGGCGCTGGTCCTCGGGTGTTTCCAGGGGGATGAGCAGCCACTCCGAGCGCACGTCGCCCACTTCGATGTAGATCGTGTTGTCGCTGACCTTGTACTGGGCGATGCCCTCAAGCCAGCTCGTGATGTCCTTGAGAACCGTATCCTTGAGTTGCTTCAACGTCTGCCGCACTACCGCAAATCGCGTGTAGCGCAGCCCGTCCTCCGCAGGCTGCTGCTCGCAAGCCCGCCTGAAAAGCTCGAACAGGCAGGCAGTGGTCTTGCCGGACCCTACTGGTCCGGCAATCACACGCGAGAAGGCGTTGGATTTCATGAAAGCGGCACACGTCGGTGGGGCCGTGTACTCGATCTTGGGCATCAGGTCCGCCTCTCGTCAATACTACGCTGGAGAACGTGCTTCAGGCGCTCCAAGTGACCGATCGTGCTGAATACGTCATCTGATGTGGTCGATTCCGTCCGAATGTAATCGTCATAGTCGGCAACTACGCAGATACTGAGAACGTCTCCCTTTTCTGCGTCTTCGAGCAGGGACTTCAATATCGCCACTACGTTCGGATTGGCCTTCTTGGCCGCGAAGTCTACAACTTTCAACATATCAACGTCCCTTCTTCCGATAAAGTACACTTACACCTACCTGATGGCAGCGCTTTGCCAGTGCGGCGTTGCCACGAGCACCGTGCCAGCACATGGCAAGGTGCTTCATGCCGTAGTGGGTCTGGGTAACGCACGAAGCGCGGCGGATATCACCCTTGTAACCCATCGCACGGGCGGTCCCCTTGAGCACCTGAAGCGGTCCAGAGGCGGTGGATTTCGGGTTACGCTGTCCGCACCGCACTCCGGACTCGATCCGCGCCATCTTCAGGGCGAAGGTGACGGGTACGCCGTGCTGTTTAGCTGCTGAAGTAACATATCCAGTGGCATCTGCCGCGTCCGAGGGGGTAAAAAACAGTAAAAACGCGCAAAAACCAGTAAAAACGAGCTTCTTCATCAATTATCCTCGTGATCGATTACTTTCGAAGTAACGTCTTTTTCGATGGTCAGCGAATGATCCGCTCCAAGGTTGATGGTGACCATCAACCTCTCTCCAGTACCTATGCCTTCCGCATTTGAACCGCCGACACCGGCGAATTTTGCGATTGTTTTCAGCACTTCTACCTTCGAATTGAGCGGTTCTCGCCTGTCGTGGGCACGGGCGAAGAACTCTGGAAGGGACTCTTCGACGAATGCCAGGGCTTTGATCTTGACGCGTTCGGCGGTGTTGGTTGCCGACTCCCAGGATTCAACTTCGCTACGCAAAAGCGACTGAAAACGGGGGGAATTACTGATGGATTCCCAGCGATAGTGATCAACTCCGTGGGTTTTCAATACATCGTCGAGAGGACGGATGTCCATCGCGATCTCTCTGGCAAGTTTCAAGAATATTACATGCTCGGAACCGGTCAGTACCGGAAGATTTTCATCCATTAAACTTCTCCTGATCACACAAGTAGTTGCAATTCACCCCGATCATACTGTATTTAGGTGAAGATCGTCGAGATCTGGAACAAAATTACATGGCGATGACTCCATTCGGCTCGGTTTTGCGTGTTGTCGGCCCACAAGAGCTCGATGCGGCTATTAAGGCACGCGACGAGGAGACTGCTGCTGCCAGAGACGCAGCGAAATCCGACGAAACCATGCTGACCAATCTCGCGTCCTTCATTCGGCGCGAGTTCGACATAATGAAGCGCCACCGCAATAATGCTGCTGCGGGCTGGTCAGATCGCCTGCTCAACGCGCTGCGAGTGTTCAACGGCCAGTACGACTCCACCAAGCTTAACGAGATTCGCAGGTTTGGTGGCTCCGAAGTCTACGCTCGTGTTATTGCCATGAAGTGCCGTGGAGCAAGTTCGCTTCTCAGGGACGTGTATCTGGCTCCCGATCGCCCGTGGGGGCTTGATCCCGCTGACGATCCCAAGATTCCGCCCGACATCATGAAGTCCATCACGGATCTCATTCAGGCTGAGCTTGCGATGATGGCGCAGGCGGGTCAGCAGCCCGACATTGATCAGATTCGCACGCGCACGCAGCAGCTCGTGGAGTCGGCACGACAGGCAGCCAAGAAGAAGTACTCCGGACAGGCACGCGTTGCCGAGGACAAGCTTGACGAGATTCTCAAGCTGGGTGGGTTCTACAAGGCGCTCGCCGAGTTCATCACCGACCTGCCTCTGTTTCCGTTTGCGGTGATTAAGGGTCCGGTCGTGCGGATTGTTCCTACGGTGACGTGGGAAGCAGGGCAGGCAACCATCAAACAGATGCCGCGCCTCACCTGGATGCGCGTGTCACCATTCGATCTTTGGTGGACGCCGGGCGTCTCCGATATCGAGGATGCTGCTACCATTGAGCGCACGCGCCTCACGCGCTCCGACCTCAATGATCTGCTCGATCTTCCGGGCTACAATCAGGACAACATTCGAGCTGTTCTCGAAGAGTATGGCCGTGGCGGCATCGTCGACAACTGGGATACGACGGACGCTGAGCGCGCCGTGCAGGAATCGCGCGAGAATCCGCTCACTAACGAGAGCCACCTCATCACCTGCCTTGAGTACACCGGCAATGTGCAGGGTCGCATGTTGCTCGAGTACGGCATGGAAGAGGAGCTCATTCCTGATCCACTGCGCGATTACTACGTACAGGCTTGGATAATCGGGCGCTACATCATCAAGGTGCAGATGTCGCCGAGCCCTCGCAAGCGGCATCCCTACTACGTCACGTCTTTCGAGAAAGTGCCGGGCACGCCTGTCGGCAATGGGCTCCCTGACATTCTCAATGACATTCAGGAAGCGTCGAATGCCACGCTCCGCGCGCTCATCAACAACCTCTCGATCTCGTCTGGCCCGCAGGTTGTGGTCAACGACGACCGACTGGCACCCGACGAAGACGGCGAGCAGCTCTATCCGTGGAAGCGCTGGCACGTTCAGTCAGACCCGATGGGAAACAACGCCTCGCCGCCGATCAACTTCTTTCAACCGAATTCGAACGCGCAGGAACTTCTCGGAGTCTACCAGCGCTTCGTGGACATGGCTGACGAACTCTCGGCTATTCCTAAGTATCTTTCTGGCGCTGGCACTACTTCTGGGGCGGGCAGGACTGCTTCCGGCCTTGCTATGCTTATGGGCAACGCAAGCAAGATCCTTCAGACGGTAGCCGCAAACATTGACCGGGACATTCTGGACCCGCTGCTTTCCGCGCTCTACGACATGGTGATGCTCACCGACCAGTCAGGCATTCTGACGGGTGAGGAGAAAGTGCGCGTGCTCGGTGTCTCGGTCGCCGTACAGAAGGAAACTCAGCGTGCTCGCCAGCTTGAGTTCCTCCAGATCACTGCCAATCCAATAGATTCGCAGATCGTTGGTCCCAAGGGTCGCGCTGCAATTCTCCGTAACGTTGCCTCCACAATCGGCCTCCCTGGCGAAGAGATTGTGCCGAGCTCAGAGCAGCTTGAAGCCATGCAGAAGATGGCTGAGATGGCAGCACAGGATCAAGGAATTCCCGGCCATGGCGGCATGGGAGAGCAGGCAGCCGACGCGCAAGGCGGTCAGGCTGGCACCGGTGCGTCCGGTGATATGGGACCGCGCACCAATATCTCCGGAGGTAACTGAGATGAAGAGAAAGATTACAGGTCGCCAGCATTACCAGTCCAAGGTAATCAGCAAGTTTTCTGATGGCGGCTTCGCGGATACGGACTTTGCGTATACCGGCGTAGAGGTTAATCGCTCTGGTAAGAGCGACAATGAGAACCCGATGGGTGTGAACCGCTCTGGCAAGAGCGATAACCGGAACCCGATGGGTGTTAACCGCGCGGGCAAGGATGATCAGCCGCAGCGCGTCAATCGCATGAGCAAGGATGACCAGCCGCAGCGCGTCAATCGCTCTGGCAAGGATGACCAGCCGCAGCGCGTCAATCGCGGCGAGAAGGTTGACCTGCCCAATAGTGCTCCTCCCAAGCCGCGCAAGCGCCCCGAGATCGCTGCTCCCAAGCGCGTTGCTCCCAAGCCAACCCCGAAGCCGGTTCGCCCGAAGGACACAAGCTTTCAGGATGCTGTTCGCCGGAATGAAACTGACAAGTACATTCGTGAAAAGATGCGCCCGAAGAAGAGCCTCTTCGGTAAGAAGCTGTTTGGGAAGGGTTAATTATGAAGAAGTCCAAGAGCACCAAAAACACCAAGGGCACCCAGTGCCTTAAATGCGGCGGCAAGGTGGCTGCCAAGGGCACCCAGTGCCTTAAATGCGGTGGTAAGGTAGTTGCCAAGTATCTGTTTGGCGGCATGGCCGGTGACCGCAATAACGATCCTCCGACTGCGCGCAAGGATTCCAGCGGCCTCAACGCGTCGAGTGCTTCGCGTCCGAGCTCTAGCGATCGCACCGGCGGTTCTAGCAACTACGGCGGCTTCAAGGGCAACTGGGTCGGTGCTGCACCTACAGCGATGCAGGCGCGTGCCAGTGCACCGTGAGTTGCCACGTCGGCGAAGACGCCTTCTATGACCCGTCCGGTTGCTCCGGGGGGAAAGAAGCCTGGTCCCGGCAAGCCGGGCCTGAAAACGCCGATGCGCGTTAACAACCCGGTTGTTGGTGGGAGGGGTATCTTCGGTGTTGGTATCAGCTCCGGCAGGCCAAAGCCGACTCCGAGATCGGAAG